CGCTCAAGTCCTACGAGGAGCTTGAGAAGGTGCTGAATGACTGGCTGTCCGCTCCTGCCGAGGGCGCTGAGCCCGAGGAGAAGGTGACCGCTCGTCCTCCTGCTGCAGCTGGTAAGAAGCCGAGCGGCAAGTCCCTCGACGACGTGTTCGCGCAGATCGAGAACGAGGACTAGCCCATGAAGAAGAAGCCCGGAACGGGTGAGGCAGTCGTCGGCGGCGCCGAGGACTTCACCTCCGACCTGATCAAGTCCCTGAACAAGGAGCACGGGAGCAGGATCGCGTACAACCTCGCCTCCGATGAGTCTCCGACACACGTGAAGCGGTGGATCTCCACGGGCTCAACTCTTCTGGACTACATCGTCTCCAATCGCAGGGACGGCGGTCTTCCAGAGGGTCGCATTGTCGAGATCTTTGGGCCGCCGTCCATCGGCAAGTCGCACATCGCGCTGCAGATCTGCAAGTCCACCCAGCGAATGGGCGGAATTGTCGTCTACATCGACACTGAGAACGGCACCTCCGTGGAGAACCTGAAGCTCCTGGGAGTTGACGTCAACAAGGGGTTCGTGTACGTCGACACGCACTGCACGGAGGAGGTCTTCGAGGTCGCTGAAAAGACGATCATGAAGGCTAAGGCCATGGCGAAGGACGTGCCGATCACGATCATCTGGGACTCCGTCGCCGCCTCATCCCCGAAGGCGGAGCTCCTGGGCGAGTACGACAAGGAGACGGTCGGCCTGCAGGCCAGAGCGATCTCGAAGGGAATGCGCAAGATCACCGGCATCATCGGCGACCAGAGCATCCTCTTCGTGATCCTGAACCAGATCAGGTCCAAGATCGGCGTCATGCACGGCGATCCCACGACCACGCCGGGCGGAATGGCGATCCCATTCCACGCCTCCGTGCGGATCAAGCTCAGCTCCGGCATGCCAATCAAGAACAAGGCCGATGAGGTGATCGGAATCAACGTCATTGCCAAGACGATCAAGAACAAGGTCGCCGCTCCCTTCCGGAACGCGAACTTTGAGATCCACTTCGGCAAGGGCATCATTGAGCACGAGCACCTGTTCGACGTCCTTCGTGAGGCGGGAGAGAAGACCGTCGGCGACAACATCATCTGCGTCTCTGGCGACGGAGCGTGGAAGGTGTTCACGGTGACGGATTCGAAGCAGGGCAAGGTCATCCTCGAGAAGAAGTTCTACAAGGCGGACTTTGGAGAGCTGCTCAGCAGCCCCACCTACAGCCCGTACTTGCAGGACCTCATTGAGGCCACCATGGTCAAGAAGATGGGCGAGGTCGTGGAGTCAGACATTGACACCGACTCATACGAGGAGGTTCGGTCTGCCCTCATGGATATCGCTGAGGGCGATCTGAGCTAAGGAGGGCACATGCCCCCACACTCGGCAGCACTGGGGCCGTCAACTCTCCTGGTTGACGGCCTCAACCTTTTCATGCGGTCCTTCGCGGCCTTTCCAGCGATGACGTCCAACGGCCAGCAGGCTGGCGGCATCGTGGGGTTCATATCCTCCCTGGAGAAGCTCATACGCGAGGTGCTGCCAACGCAGGTCATCGTCGTGTGGGAGAGCGGAGGATCCTCCCGCAAGAGGGCGATCTTTCCCGACTACAAGATGAATCGTCGCCCTGAGAAGCTGAACCGCTTCTACGAGGACGACATTCCCGACACGGTCGAGAACAGGAACTGGCAGCTCGTCACCCTCACGAGGATCCTGCGGTGCCTGCCCATCTGTCAGGTCTACGTGCCAGACTGCGAGGCGGACGACGTCATCGGGTACATCAGCAGGTACCGCGTAGGCGAGAACAGGATCACGATCGCGTCCTCAGACAGGGACTTCTACCAGCTGCTAAGCGACAGGGTCCAGATCTTCTCAATCGGCTCGAAGAGATTTGTGACCCACCAGACACTGCACGCAGATATGGGCATCAGCGCTGTCAACTTCTGCCTGGCCAAGTGCGTCGCAGGTGATGACAGTGACAACATACCGGGAGTCAAGGGCGTCGGCTTCAAGACCCTCGCGCGGCGACTTCTCAAGTTCGGCGGAACTGACGACTACTCCATAGATGATCTGGTGACTGACTGTCGATCCGCAGGCTCCAAGGTCAGGGCGTTCGGGGAGATAGCTGCATCTGAGGACATCATCAGGAGGAACTGGCGCCTCTGCTACCTTGACGTGTCCAACATCGCAGGTACGCAGATCGAAAAGATAAACTCTATTTTGGACACCTACGAGCCCGTCAGGAACAAGTTTGAGGCCAAGCGTATACTGGCCCATGAGGGTCTTCCGGCTCTCGGAATCGACTCCCTCTCCTTCTCACTCAATTACGCGAGCGGTGGCAGATGACGCAAGGTGACGTCTTTGGCTCCTTCGGAAAGTACGGCAAGAGCTTCCAGGAGAAGATCTTTCAGGGACTTCTGACAGACAAGTCCTGGGCAATGCAGATGACCGAGGTGATGACGCCCGAGTTCTTCGAGCTCAAGTACCTGCGGTTCCTCACGGACCGCTACTTCCAGTACTTCCTCAAGTACAAGGACTTCCCCACCCTCAACCTCCTGATCACGATCGTGAAGGAGGACCTCAGCCAGGGCACGGACACAATCCTCCGGGACCAGATCGTCGAGTTCCTTCACAGGATGAAGACGAACCCCGACGTCTCTGACCAGCAGTACGTCAAGGACAAGTCTCTCGACTTCTGCAAGCGTCAGGCGTTCAAGGGCGCCCTCACAAAGGCTGTTGAGCTGATTGAGACTGAGCAGTTCGACGGGGTCGTCAACCTGATGAAGGAGGCGGTGTCAGCGGGCCTGCCCTCCTCGATCGGCCACGACTTCTTCAACGACATCGAGGCACGATTCACACGCCAGCGTCGCTTCACCATCACGACGGGCATCAATCAGCTCGACCGAAAGGACGTCCTCAACGGCGGCCTCGGCAAGGGTGAGCTCGGCGTTGTTGTTGCTCCGACAGGCGTCGGTAAGAGCCACTACCTGGTCTCGATGGGCGCAGCCGCCCTGAAGCTTGGCTTCAACGTCGTGCACTACACCTTCGAGCTGTCTGAGACAGTGGTGGGCACCCGGTACGACTCCCACCTGTGTCGCATCTCCGCGACCGACGTGCCCGACTCCAGGGACATCGTCCTAGAGGAGTACTCGCGGATGCAGGACCTCGGCCGCCTGATCATCAAGGAGTATCCCACTGGCTCAGCGTCGATCACGACCCTGCGCAACCACATTGAGAAGCTCCTTCTCAAGGGCATCAAGCCCGACATCCTGATCATCGACTACGCCGACATCATGCGGTCCTCCAGGAAGTACGACTCCATGCGGCACGAGCTGAAGCTGATCTACGAGGAGCTTCGCGCGCTCGCGGTCGACTTCCAGGTCCCCATCTGGACAGCCTCCCAGGCGAACAGGGACGCGTCCAACTCGGAGGTCGTCGGCCTCGAGAACATGTCTGAGGCGTACGGCAAGGCGATGGTCGCGGACTTCATCTGCGCCATCTCCAGGAAGCCCAATGAGAAGCTGATGGGCGGTGCCCGTCTTCACGTCGCAAAGAATCGCGCAGGACGAGACGGGTTCGTCTTTCCCATTAGGATCGACACATCCCAATCGAGGATTGAGGTTATGGACGAGATCGCAGAGATGTCGCTCGAGGAAGTCAACCAGGGCGACTCCTCGTCCATGAAGGACCTGCTTCGCAAGAAGTGGAAGGAAGTTCAGGAAAGTAAGGAGACAGTCTGATGTACACACGTGAGCAGGTTCTCGAGGCGTGCAAGGAGTACTTCAAGGGCGACGATCTGGCGCCCGACGTGTTTATGAAGTACGCCCTGCGCGACGCTGACGATAACATTCTTGAGGTCGACCCCGACCAGATGCACCGCCGCCTTGCTAGGGAGTTCGCCCGCATCGAGGCGAAGTACCCCAATCCGTTGTCTGAGGAGACGATCTACGACCTCTTTAAGGGGTTCGGCAAGGTTGTTCCGCAGGGCTCGCCCATGTCTGGCGTGGGAAATCCATATCAGCTGCAGTCCCTGTCCAACTGCTTCGTCGTGGAGCAGCCGCACGACAGCTACGCGGGCATCATGTACACGGACCAGGAGCAGGTCCAGATCATGAAGCGCCGTGGCGGTGTCGGATTCGACATCTCCACCATTCGCCCGAAGGGACAGCCGACCTCCAACGCTGCACGCACCACGGACGGCATCGGCGTCTTCATGGAGCGCTTCTCGAACTCCTGCCGCGAGGTCGCACAGGGCGGACGACGCGGCGCGCTGATGATCACCATTGACTGTCGTCATCCTGAGATCGAGACCTTCATCGACATCAAGCGCGATCTCAAGAAGGTGACGGGCGCGAACATCTCAATCCGCTTCACCGACGAGTTCATGCAGGCTGTTGAGAGCGACAGCCAGTTTTCACTTCGCTGGCCCGTTGAGTGCAACCCCGAAGACGCCCAGATCATTAAGCAGATCAGCGCAAAGCAGGTCTGGGACAAGTTCGTTGATGCTGCCTGGGCCTCAGCTGAGCCTGGTGCCCTGTTCTGGGACAGCGTGGTTGGTCAGGGCGTCGTCGACTGCTATCGCGACGTGGGCTACAAGACGATCTCGACCAATCCGTGCGGGGAGGTCCCGCTCAGTCCCTACGACAGCTGCCGGCTCATGGTCGTCAACCTGACCTCGTTCGTCCTGGATCCGTTCACTGACGATGCGAGATTTGACTTTGACAGCTTCGGAGAGACAGTCCACGCTGCACAGCGTCTGATGGACGACCTTGTAGAACTCGAGGTCGAGTGCGTCGATCGCATCCTAGAGAAGATCGACAAGGATCCGCAGCCGCTGCACGTGAAGAAGATCGAGCATGAGCTGTGGAAGAAGATCAAGAGCGCGGGACTCAACGGTCGCAGAACAGGACTCGGCATCACAGGCCTAGGCGACGCACTCGCGGCTCTTGGCCTCCAGTACGGATCTGATGCGTCAATCCAGAAGACTGAGGAGATCTACCGCGATCTCGCGATCCACTCGCACCACGCCTCGCTGGTGATGGCGCAGGAGCGCGGAGCATTCCCCGTGTGGGACTACGCCAAGGAGCAGGATCACGAGTATCTCGGGCGCGTGATGCAGGCAGTGGAGTCTGAGCATCCCGGCTCGCTGAACATGTGGCGGTCCACTGGGCGGCGCAACATCGCTCTCACGACGACGGCGCCCGTCGGCTCGGTCTCATGCCTCACGCAGACGACCTCCGGCATTGAGCCCTCGTTCCTTCTCTCGTACAAGCGCCGCAAGAAGATCACGCAGGGAGACCTCAACTCGCGCCACGACTTCACCGACGCGATGGGAGACAAGTGGCAGGAGTACACCGTGTACCACCACTGGTTCAAGAAGTGGATGGACATCACTGGAAAGACTGATCCGATGGAGTCTCCCTACTGGGGCGGCACCGCCAACGACATCGAGTGGGTGAAGTCAGTCGACATTCAGGCTGCGGCCCAGAGGTGGATCGACCACTCCATCTCCAAGACCTGCAACCTCCCCAACTCTGCGACGCGCGAGACAGTCAACGACGTCTACATGCGCGCATGGAAGACGGGCTGCAAGGGATTCACAGTCTACCGCGATGGCTGCCGAACAGGCGTGCTCGTGGCGGCTGAGGAGCCCAAGAAGGAGACCAAGCGGACCGAGGACGGCCGCCTCCTTCCCAAGCGCAAGAAGCACCTCCCCTGCGACATCCATCGCGCCAACATCCGGCACGGGGACGTCACTGAGTCCTGGCTCGTCCTGGTGGGCCTCAATGATGGCAAGCCCTACGAGGTCTTCTGTGGGATCCCAGAGAACATTGAGATCCCCAAGAAGTACAAGTCTGGCACGCTTTTCAAGAATGGAAAGCGAGATGGCGTGACGACCTACAACCTGCAGGTGCCCGTTGGCGACGATGAGAACCTCGTCTTCAAGGACATCATCAACCTGTTCGACAACCCGCGGCAAGGCGCCTTCACGCGCACCATCTCGCTCGCCCTGCGGCACGAGGTTCCCCTGCAGTACGTCGTGGAGCAGCTCCAGAAGGACAAGAACAGCGACATGTTCTCCTTCTCGCGCGTCATCTCCCGAGTCCTCAAGGGATACATCCCCGACGGCACGAAGAGCGGTGATGAGAAGCAGTGCGCTGAGTGTGGATCCGACCAGGTCTTCTATCAGGAGGGCTGCATCTCCTGCAAGAGCTGCGGCTGGTCCAAGTGCAAGTAGCACCAACTTAGGTGACACATTGAGCAGCAAGCTTGAGCTCTTTCTGAAGGTGATCGCCTGGCGCGTCTTCTCGATGTGCTACGCCTTCTTCATTGCCCTTGCTTTCACTCACAAGGCGTCTGAGTCCTTTGGCATCGTCTTTGTGACCGGAGTGACGCTCGTCTTTGTGCAGTGGATCTTCGAGGTTTTCTGGGACCGTCAAATCAGAGGAAGGCTGGGCAATGTCATTTCAGGACAACACAGTGGAATTGATCGGGTGGTACGGTGGCGACGAGACGCACGCCTTGTCCGCCTGGACAAGCACAAGCAGGGACATGACGGAGGAGAAGCGGGCAAGGATCCCGCAGCTTCTCAAGATGCTCGCTGAGCAGGGACACCACTCCGTCTTTGAGAAGTCCTCCCTACACTTCCTCGTCACAGTGGACTGTGCCACCCACATCCACCTCCTGAAGCATCGCATTGGCGTCTCCATCAACGGAGAGTCCGCG